GAATCCCTCGGCAACGCCGGGGGAGCCATCCCGCGTCTCGGCATGGGTGAAGACCTCGTGGCATGGAACAGCAATCGCCCGTCACAAAATTTCCGCGAGTTCTGCGACATGCTTCTCCGCGAAGTCTGCTTGAACATCGGCATCCCGTGGGAGTTCGCCGCGCGTCCTGCCGACGCCGGGGGAGCCGCCCTCCGTGCCGTGCTCGTCCGCGCCCAGCGCACCTTCGAGCAGCGCCAAGCCCTGCTTATCGACCGTCTCTGCTCCCGCGTTTGGGCGCACGTCATCACGCTCGGGATGCAGCGCGGCCTCATCCCGCAAAACGACAACTGGTGGCGTGTCGAATGGCAGCGCCCCGCCGCCGCCTCCGTCGATTACGGACGCGAAGCACAGGCCAACCTCAACGACGTCCGCGCCGGGCTTCGCACTTACTCGGAAGATTACAGCGAGCGCGGCCTCGAGTGGAAAGACGCCCTCCGCCAACGCGCCGCCGAGGCCAAATACCTTGCCGACCTTGCCGCCGAGTTTGGCATCAGCGCCGACAGCATCGCCACCTTCAACCCGAACCCCGCACCGGCCACACCCGCCGAGACTTTGACACCGCAGCAAAGCCAATGAACTCCGCCCGCTGGTATGCAATTCAACCGACCGATGACCGCGAAGCCCCCGAAAGCGTGGAGGTTTCGATCTACGACGAGATCGGGTTTGGCGGAGTCACCGCCAAGCAATTTGCCGCCGACATCAAAAAACTTAAAGGCCAGCACATCGACCTTCGCATCAACAGCGTCGGCGGAAGCGTCACCGAAGGCGCAGCCATCTACAACGCCCTTAAGCGTCACAAGGGCGGCTTAACCGTTCACGTTGATGGACTTGCGGCCAGCATGGCCAGCGTCATTGCCATGGCCGGTGAGGAAACCCGCATGGCGGAGAACGCACTCATCATGATCCACAACCCATGGAGCATGACCATGGGTGACGCTGCCGACCTCCGCAAAGAAGCCGACGTGCTCGACAAACTCAAAGCCACGCTGGTCAACGCTTACGTCCGCAAAAGCGGCCAGCCCCGCGCGTCCATCGAGAAAATGATGGATGAGGAAACATGGCTCGATGCCGGTGAAGCCCTCCGCCTCGGCTTTGTGGACGAGATCGACGAACCGCTCGCCGCCGCAGCCTCCATCACCCCCGAAGCCGCCCGCGCGCGATTCGCCACTTTTCAAAACTCTATGCAAGCCCCCGCTCCCCAAGCTCCCGCCGAGGAAGTCATCAGCGTCACCGACGCCCCCGTCACCGAAGGCGCGGTTGACATCTCCGAGGAAGATAACATGAACGCCGAACTCCAGGCCAAAGTTGACGCTCTGCAAAGCGAGCTCAACGCCAAAGTCGAAGCCGAAGCCCTCGCCGCGCAAGCCGCCGAAGACACGGCCAAAGAACTCGAAGCCCTCAAAGGTGAAGTCGAGCGCCTCACCGCCGAAGTCGCCTCCAAGGATGACGAGATTCACGCGCTCAAAGCCGACGCCCAGAGCGCCGGTGCCCAAGCTGCCGCCATTGTCGCCAGCGTCGGCATCGACCCCGTGGTCGCCGCTCCCGCCGAAGCCGAGCTTACCGCCGCGCAGAAGTTCGCCGCGATGGAAGGCTCGGATGCCGTCGCGTTCTACCGCGCCAACAAAGCAGCCATCCTCAAAACCTTTTACTCCTAACCCCTAAACCCAAAAAACTCTATGGCAACTATCTCAAGTTCCCTCAACGACAAGCTCATCGCGCAAGCCGCGCTTGAGTCCTTCACCGCAGACCTCGAACCGCTTTCCATCTTCACGACCTCGTATTCCAACGAAGTTGTCCGTCGTGGCGCGTCCGTCGAAGTTCCGCTCATCGCCAACCTCACCGCGACCACCTTCGACAACTCCTACGAAGTCGACGGCGGCACGATGAACAAAGTCACGATCAATGTGGACACCCACCGCATCGTGACGGTTTCACTGTCCGACACCGAGTATTCCAAATCCTCGGTTGCCGAGATCACCAAGTTCGCCACGCAGCAAGGCCGCGCCTTGGCTCAGAGCGTGCTGACCTCGTTCTACAACCTTTTCGTCACCACGGCTGGCAGCGCCGCGCAGTTCAGCGCCTCGCTTACCAACCTCTCGGCCTTCACCATCACCAACGCCCGCGCCCTCCGCAAAGCGTTGTCCGATGAGAAAGCCCCGCTCACCGACCGCGCCCTCATCCTCAACACCGCGCTCTACGACAGCCTTCTGTCGCAGTCCGGCCTGTTGGATGCCAGCGCCTTCGGCAGCCGCGACGCCATCAGCGAAGGCCGCGTGCCCCGCGTGCTCGGCATGAACGTCTACGAGTCGATGATCCTGCCCGCCAACGGCATTAGCCTCTCCGCCATGGCCGTTCACCCCAGCGCCGCCGCCATCGCCGTCCGCGCCTTGGAACCCCAAGCGCCCAGCGAATACTTGGCCGCGACTGTGGTCAACGATCCCGCCAGCGGCCTCGCCCTCGGCTATCGTCGCCACTACAACCCCTCGAGCGGCAAGCATTTCGTTTCCTTCGAGTGTGTGTTCGGCGCAAGCCGCGCGATCACCGGCGCAGCGAAATTGGCTCTCGGAGCGTAGTTCGTCTCCATCTCCCCATAACTGCAACACGAAGCCCCCGGCCAACGCCGGGGGTTTTCGTTTGTTGACAACCCATCTCCCGCCGAGATGGAGAAAACCAGCCCACGCGAGCAAATCGCGCTTTGTGTTATCGTCGGCAACGAACCCAAACGCCTCGACCGTTGCCTCACTCAATTCGCCCCCGCCGTTGGCGAGATGGTTGTCGTTCACGCCTGCGGAGCCGAGGCCAAGAGTCTGAAAGTTGCCGAGGTTTGCCAGAAGCACGGCGCGAAATACGACGTCTATACCAACGCGCCCGGCAACGAATGGCCGCATGTGGATTCGTTTTGCGATGCCCGGCAAAAGTCCTTCGACCTCGCCACGAAGCCTTGGGCGCTCTGGGTCGATAGCGACGACACGCCCGGCCCGAACTTCGCCACCGCCCTGCACGAGCTTTTGGAAAAGCACGGCGAGAACTTTGACGCCTTTGCCCTGTATCACAACGTCGCGGGGCGTGGGATCGCTCACAATCTCCGCGAGCGTCTTGTCCGCCGCGACAAGGGCAAGTGGGTCAACCGCATTCACGAAAATTTCCAGATGGACGCCGGCACGAACATTGCCCGCTGCGATGCGCCGACCGTCGTGCATCTGCCCGACGATGAACCGAAGCAGGGCAATAACCGCAATCTGACCATTCTCGAAAGCATCCCCGAAGCCGAGCGCACCGTCAGCGAGCTTTACCATTTGCACGGCGAATACATGGGCCACGGACGCAAAGCCGAGGCCATCGCCCTTGCCAAACAAGCCCTTGCCCATCCCGACCTTAAAAGCACCGAAAGGTATGAGCTTTGCCTTAACATCGCCGAGCTCGCCCGCCCGGAGATTTTGGAAACCGACACGACCGAACACAACGCCATGCTGACCGCGCTGCACAGCGCCTACCGCACGCAGCCGAACCGCCGCGAAGCCTTGGCGCTGCTTGGGGCCATGCACCTTGACCTCGGCGACCTCGTGACCGCCGAGGCGTATTTACGCGCGATGATGGCCCTGCCGCGCCCCATCGAAAAACCATGGACGCACCGCGACGGCCTTTACGGTTGGGCCGGGGAGGCGCTTTGGGCGCAATGGCTTCGCCTGACCGGCCAAGCCGACAAAGCCGACGCCATCGAACGCGCCCGCCTCGAGGGCCACAAGTATTCCATTAGCGTGTGCCATCCCACCCGAGGCCGCGCGCAACAGGCCGCGCTCACCCGCAAACGCTGGCTCGATGCCGCCGCCAACCCCGAGCGCATCGAATACATTTTCGGCTTTAGCGCGGACGACGAGGAATCGGTCGGCATCCTTTCCCGTTTCCGTCATGCCATCTCGCCAGCCGGAAACCTCAATCGCATCGGCGGCACCGCCGTGCAGAATTACAACGCCGCCACCAACGCCGCGACCGGGCAAATCATCATCACCGCCCAAGACGATGTGTTCCCGCCGCTCCATTGGGATGTGGCCATCGAGGACGCCCTCCGCGCCCATGTGGACGCCAACCAGCCCGCCATTCTGAAAATCGCGGACGGCTACCGCAACGACGACCTCATGGTCACGTTCTGCGTCACCCGCCCGACCTTCCCGCACCTCGG